ACCAGCGCTTCGTGGTCGTCGTTGTCATGGTCGTTCGTCGCCTCCTCCACCACATCCAGAAAAGCATCTGTCGCCATCTCGGCGATTTCGTGTATTCGCCCGCGCGATACGATCTGATATATTGCGGTCGATTCCAGCGCCTCGTGAGCGCCTTCGAAGTCCATTGGCTCAGTGCCCATGACCCAATGGCGAGTGTGGGGCGTGTCGATATTATCGTCTCGGCTGCGGGTGTACGCAGTCACGGGGATAATGATTTTCCGAATACCGATATTGACGATGACTACGCCATTCGCCCGGCCACCATCGTAATCATCGGACCACCCTGTTTCGGTGATCTCAATATTGTCACTGTCGATGGTCACTTCGATCTCGATTGTTTCTGCTTTGGGTATCATTTCAGTTATCCAAAAAGGGTTTATAATCTATCGGGTAACCTCCACAGGGTCTCAACTCCTGCGACGATCTCACACGCGCCCAATCGAGCGCCACTCATTCGATCGGGCACGCGCCCGATCTGTTTATTTTCCGTCAAGACTCAATCCATGAATCAAACCATGCGCCGCCTCGTTCTTCATCTCAAGGGTGTACTCGCCAAACACCTGACCCTCGATCGAATCGTCCGCCATGCTCAACGGCTTATACTGAAAACTCCGACCCTCAATCGGAGTCACGGAAATCTTCGAACTGTCAAGAAAGAACACTGTGTCGCTGGGAACCCAGCGAGAAACAACAACATTATGGTACTCCCCGCAATCACTTTTATAGAAGCAGCTCGCAAGATTCAGAGCATGCTTCTGATCCCCATTGAGAAGAATCGTGTCAACACTCCCGCTGCTCTGATCCCAGATCATCTTGAGTGCTCTGTTGATGAGCTCCTCGGTCAGCCCATTGGTGCTCACACCACCACCATTGGGAAACCCGTTCACGCCCGGCTCAAATGTATTTGTCGAGAGCATAGACGAAATGCGATTTATAGACCACCCCTCGAGGTCTTGTAAAAAGTGGCGAGTGCACCGGCGAATGCACTCTCTCTTCTTCTCATCGATTTTCGATCCGCCAAAGTCGCGGATCGATTCGTCCCGAACCGAAACAATAGAAGAAAATGAGTGTGAGTGTACCGGGTTTTTTGCACCCCGGACGGGCCTTCTCAATCGAGAGAGAAGCGGTGCTTCTCTCCACGCCAGTTCTTCGGTAAATGCACTCAGGTCCCATCTTCCAGGACCGAGTGAGTAGGTATGTTTTGCTGTTCCGGTAAACATTGTAGTAATCTCCAAAAAAAAGGTTTTCGATCAGCCGGGCAACGCGCCCGACTGCCATAGATATTATCGACCTTTTTAGTTGTGTCAACCACTGTGTACACTTTTTTTCGTGATATTCTGTGTTTTGGGTGAAAGTACCCATACTGAAAAGATCATGACGCTGCATGTTGTGGTTCGGTCGAGGTGGACCACAACACACACTCAGGGGGTGTCAGGCCTTTCTATAAATAGTATGCCAAAAAGTACACTTTGTTGAGGCAAGTCGCTTGACATGGCCGATGGTGAGTGTGTAGTGTCTGAACCGAACCACCAAAAAAAGGAGCGAACGAATGACCAAACTCGCGATCGAACCCGCAGAGGTATATCACGCCAAGGCGAAGGAATATCTCTCATCACACCAACTCGCGGACTACCGCAAGTGCCCATTGCTCTACCACCGCAAGCGGTTGGGTCTCATCTCACAAAAAGACTCGACAGCCTATCTCGTCGGTCGTGCAGCGCACACGCTCATCCTCGAGGGGAGTGGGCGTTACCAACTTGAGTACGCGGTCGGTGGACCGATCAATCCAAAAACTGAAAAGCCGTACGGCCCAACTACAAAGGCGTTCGCAGAGTGGGCCGAGCGGATTGGCAAGCCGGTGCTCAGCGACGACCAAGCGGCGTTGATCGAGCAGATGGCTGCCGGCGTGGCGACGAATCCAAACGCTGTAGACTTGCTCACCGCCGGGCAAGCCGAGGGTGTGGTGCGCTGTGAATATGAAGATGTGCAGTGTCAGGCGAGAATCGACTGGTTCACCAGCCAAAATCAAATCGTCGATCTCAAGACTTGTTTTGACCTTGACAGATTCGAGGACGACTTTCACGCGTACGGATACGCCTACCAACTCGCGTTCTATCGAGCGCTGCTAATCAAAGCACATAAACTCCCTGTGCAAGGTTGCTATGTTATCGCGGTCGAGAAGCGCGAGCCGTTCAGGTGTGGGGTGTGGTCGATCGGTCCTGAGATGCTCGACGCAGCCCAGCGCGAGAATGAACAGGCGATAGGTGAACTCTTGGAGTCATATGGAATGATGAGGTGGCCGACAAGATACGAAAAAATCAGAGAACTGGCATAACCAACCAAAAAAAAGGAACAACCAATGATTGAAAAAATCACAAAAGGAAAAACAAGGAAGCCCCGCCGTGTGATGCTCTACGGCACACACGGCATCGGCAAATCGACCTTCGGGTCGATGGCAGAAAAACCGATCTTCATACAGACTGAGGACGGGCTGGGTGAGATCGAGTGCGACAAGTTCCCGATCGCGTCGGACTACGCCGATGTTATCGCGGCACTCGCTGCACTCTACAGCAAGAAGCACAAGTATAAAACTGTTGTGATCGACTCGCTCGATTGGCTTGAGCAACTCATCTTTGCAACAGTCTGTGCAAAGCGTGGCGTGGCGTCGATCGAGGATATAGGCTATGCCAAGGGCTATATCTTCGCACTCACGCAGTGGCAGGAGATTCTCGACGGGCTCAACGCACTCCGCAACGAGCGCGACATGCAGGTGATCCTCATCGCCCATGCCAAGATCGAGAAGTTCGACAACCCCGAGACCGAATCGTATGACCGCTATGTGCCGCGTTTGAACAAGCACGCATCGGCGTTGATCCAGGAATGGTGCGACGAGGTGTTTTTTGCGAACTACCGTGTGCACACCAAGAGCACAGACGAGGGGTTCAATCGCAAACGCACGACCGGGATCGGAACTGGTGAGCGAGTCATATACACGACCGAACGACCTGCACACATGGCAAAGAATCGCCTCAATCTGCCAGACGAGTTCCCGCTCAACTATGATTTTTATGCCGCGTTTTTGCGCGGCGAGAACCCGATGCAACCAAGCGTAGAAGTGACAACCGAATCAATCACCACACATCAAACACAAGGAGCCTGAACATGGCAAACCTGAACGGATTCAACGCGAACGAAGTCGAGCCCGCCGTGGGATTCGATCCGATCCCCGCAGGCAAGTACCTGGCAGCCATCACCGAATCGGAAATGAAGCCGACCAAGGCTGGCACAGGCCAGTACCTTCAACTCACTTTTCAAGTGCTCGAGGGTCAACACAAGGGCCGTCTGCTCTGGGCACGGCTCAACCTGGATAACCCGAGTGACATGGCCGTCAAGATCGCAAAAAGCGAACTGTCTGCGATCTGCCGGGCGGTGGGGGTGCTGACACCCAAAGACTCAATCGAGTTGCACAATCTGCCCATGACGATCAAGGTTGAACTCAAAGAGCGTGACGACACGGGGTCTATGACAAATGAGATCAAGGGCTACGAAGCCAAGAACTCACAGCCTGCACCGGTCGCACCGTCTGGCAGAAGCACACCACCTTGGGCACGATAATCCAATCACTACACAATACACCCCGCTACCGTCAGGTCGTGCCTGACGGTAGGTGGGGTTTTATTTTGGAGATACGACTCGATGCAACTGCGACCCTACCAACGCGACGCGGTCGATGCAGTGTGGCAGCATATACAGCAATCCAACACCAATCCTGCCATCGTGTTGCCGACGGGCAGCGGCAAGACGCATGTCATCGCCGAGATTTGTCGTGCGGCCGTGCAGGACTGGGGCGGGCGGGTGATCGTGCTGGCGCATGTCAAGGAGTTGCTCGAGCAAGCAGCCGACAAACTACACGCGGTCGTGCCCGATCTGCCAATCGGGGTGTACTCAGCCGGACTCGGTCGGCGTGACATTGGCTACGCCGTCACCATCGCTGGGATTCAATCGGTCTACCAGCGAGCCCACGACCTTGGGCCAATGGATCTGGTGATCGTTGATGAGGCACACCTCATCCCACCGGACGGCGAGGGAATGTATCGGCGGTTCATAGCCGATGCGCAGTCGCTGTGTGACCATCAGCGAGTGATCGGGCTCACAGCCACACCCTACCGCATGAAGTCTGGCATGATCTGCGAGCCTGAAAATATCCTCAACAAAATCTGCTTCGAGGTCGGAATACCTGAACTCATTGTGGGCGGTTTTTTGTGCCCGCTGCGAAGCCGATCAGGCAGAGAGGTCGCCGACACCACAACCGTGCATATGCGGGCTGGCGAGTTCGTCGCAAGCGAGACAGAAGAACTGATGAACGCAAAGGGTCTGGTCGAGTCGGCGTGTGCGAACATTGTGGATGAGGCTCAGGATCGAAAGGCGGTTCTCATCTTTGCGTCAGGCGTGGCACACGGGCTGCATGTTCAGGAGATTCTCAAGGAGCAGCACGGTGTCGAGTGCGGGTTTATCTGCGGCGAGACAAAGGCTGACGAGCGAGACGAGACCATCGCGCGGTTCAAGGCGGGCGACTTGAAATACCTGGCCAATGTCAATGTGCTGACGACCGGGTTTGATGCTCCCAATGTGGATTGCGTGGCGCTTCTGCGCCCGACGCTCTCGCCGGGGCTCTATTACCAGATGGTCGGGCGGGGATTCCGATTGAACCCGGGCAAGGCGGACTGCCTCATACTCGATTTCGGCGAAAATGTGCTTCGGCACGGGCCGATCGACGCGATCAAACTGGCAGACCACAGCAAGGGTATCGGAAGTGCACCAGCAAAAAAGTGCCCGCAATGCCTGGAACTCATCCACGCCGGCTACGCCGTCTGCCCGCAGTGCGGCTTCGCGTTTCCACAACGCGAAGAAGCCAAGCACGACGCGACCGCTGCTGGTGACGAGATCATCTCGGGCGAGGAAGGACCAAAGCGACGCGAGGAGCGAGTGCTCGAGGTCTCATATCACACGCACCATAAGCGCAACGACGATCTGGCCAAGCCGACGATGCGGGTCGAGTACCGGTGCGGCTTCAATCAATGGGTGCGTGAATGGGTCTGCTTCGAGCACCAGGGGTACGCAAGACAAAAGGCAGAGCAATGGTGGCGCAAACGGTCACACGAGCCAACACCCGACACAGTCGCCGAGGCGGTCGAATGGGCCAGAGCTGGTGCACTTGCACCGACAAGGGCAGTGACAGTCGAGAAGAAGCCCGGCGACAACTGGGAGCGAGTCGTGGCCTACGACCTGGGCGTCAAGCCTCCGAGACTCGACAGCCCCGACAACCTCCCAGAGCCTGTGTTCGACTTCGACGGGAATGATTACGACTTTGAGACACCCTTCTGATGGCTGCTCGCAACGGCACACTGCGATCCCATGCCCACGCGTGCGTGGCGGCGGGACTCTCTACCCTGCCCGCGATCCGGCACGGGAGCGAGAAGCGGGTCGCACTCACAAAGTGGAAGCCATATCAGGAACGACTGCCAAGCACCGACGAGATCGGGTCTTGGTTTGGCGACAACACCGGCGCGATGTGCATCGTCTGCGGATCGGTCTCGGGCAATCTGGAAATGATCGACTTCGACCTGAGCGGTGAGGCGTTCGAGCCGTGGAAGCGAGCGGTCCAGACCCATGCACCCGGGCTGCTCGATCGGCTCGTGATCGAGTCTACCCCTTCGGGCGGGTTCCATGTCGTGTACCGCTGCCATGAGCCAGTCTCTGGCAACATGAAACTCGCCAGCCGGGTGATCGAG